ACTTAAGAAGGCTAAGACAGAAGAAGAACAGATTGCCGCTTGGCTAGAGTGTGATGCATTTGTGCACACCGAAGTCACTGAGCGTGAGTATCTGCATTCAACTAAAAAGTTTATTCGTGATCGTACTGATTGGAACTGTTACGAAGAGACATTGAAAATACCAGACGTGTTTCTTGCCACCATTGGTAAGAGCGGATGGAAAGCCTATTTGCTCGGGTACATGCCCGAAAAAGTAAAAGCGCAGTTCAAAAGACAACTGTTTGAGATGATCGACAAATCAGACAAACTGCGTGAACATATGGCTTATGAGCCACCCATTCATCCATCGATTGCTGATCTTGATGATGATCATAAACTTCATCCTACGAAAGTGAAGCAGTGGATTGATTACTGGAAAAAGTTTGTGTCTGCGTCGAAGAACAACGATAAACTGACACAAGAACAAATAACCGCGCGTACATACGTGTATAACATGCAGACATATCTTAAGAGTGGTGTCTGGCTTGATTCACACTATGGCGAGCGCCGAGAAAACAAAATTGTTCCTGTCTGTATCGCGCCAGCGTATGATAAAGATGGTTGTATTGTAAGAACCAAAGGTACATACTACAGAGACATCGGAGCAGTTTGGGGAGAAATGGAATGACAGTTGGTAGTATGATTATGACAAAGCCTAAATTTGCGAAGCGAATCGAGGAGATTGTCAGACTCAAAAATCTAAGTTACATTGATGCCGTGTTGTACTTCTGTGAAAAGAACAACCTCGACGAAATCGATGTGAAGAAGTTTATTGCAGGTCCGATCAAGAGTAAGATTGAGGCTGAGGCTATGAAACTGAACTTTCTGCCGCGCGGAAATGAACTGCCTCTTGAATGACCGAAAAGAAAAAAGCGTTACTTCCGTATGGCGGCGAGATCAGTGCGCCAGCAATAACGCTACCCGATACTGAACTATTTAAATCGGAACGTGGATCGTTAGCCAAGAATTATTTCGAAAACAAACTGGCTCTCCTTAACGAAGAGTACAATCGATTAGTGGAGCTTGCAGAAGATAATCAAATGATCTATCAAGCGCAGTACAATTTTGTGCCACGAGTAGGACAGACATACCATTTGTATCGAATCGAAAGTGGCAAGATTACTCTAAGTCTGATTGAACCTCAGGCTTGGAATAAAGAGTATCTAGGATCGTATGAGTTTACAGCAGATTCAATTTGGAAAAAGGTTGACTGGTGAAAACTTTTGTGATACTATATACATCTATATTATGAATAAAGTGGACAAACTTTAATACACTGTTTATACAAGGAAATACATATGTCTTTTTCAAATCTCAAGCGTAATCGCAATTCTATCTCCGACCTAGTCTCCGCCGCAACAGCGGGTGATGCCCCCACCGAAAAGAAGTCCTACGTCGATGAACGTCAATGGAAGCCCACCGTTGATAAAGCAGGCAATGGCTACGCAGTCCTGCGTTTTCTACCTGCACCCGAAGGCAACGAACTGCCTTGGGTTCGATACTGGGATCATGGCTTCAAGGGTCCTACCGGTCAATGGTATATCGAAAAGTCTTTGACTTCGATTGGTCAGCAAGATCCTGTTGGCGAATTGAACTCTCGTTTGTGGAACTCTGGTAATGAGGCTGACAAAGAAACTGCACGTTCACAGAAGCGCCGTCTTCACTACGTTGCAAACGTTCTTGTCGAATCTGACCCAGCGAATCCTCAGAATGAGGGCAAAGTCTTTCTGTACACCTTCGGTAAGAAAATCTTCGATAAGATCATGGACGTGATGCAACCACAGTTCCAAGACGAAGATCCCGTAAACCCATTTGATTTCTGGGAAGGTGCTTCGTTCAAACTGAAGATTCGGAATGTCGAAGGCTATCGAAACTATGACAAGTCAGAGTTTGCATCGCCAGCACCTTTGCTGAACGGTGACGATTCTGAACTTGAGCAAGTCTATGATCAACTCTTTGATCTGAACGAGTTTACTGATCCTGCACAGTACAAGACCTATGACGAACTCAAAGCCCGTCTTGCTCTTGTACTTGGTGAAGCGGCTCCTCGGACTGCAAGAGCAGACGTTGATCTAGATGCAACCCGTGCACCAACGCCCATCCGAGCAAGTGCTCCTGCGGAACCTGAAGTTGTAACCGCAGACCTTTCAGCAGATGGTGAAGAAGATACTCTTTCATACTTTGCGAAACTCGCCGCTGAAGATTGATCGTAGTAGTGCAAAGGGAGCCTTCGGGCTCCCTTTTTTTATGCCCCAGCGTAAGCGTCGGCTCGCGATCCGTTTGATTGAGTAGGTTGTGGTAGAGGTGCTCCACCGCCAGTTGTCGTACTATTGTTTGTAGTTGTTGTCGGAGCATTAGTGTTATTGATGACCGTAACTGTTGGTGCTTGACCCGCTTCTTCAGCCGCTTGTGCTTCCATTCTCTGTCTACGTACGTCTGCACGTGTGCGTGGACGCGAGGCTTCTTCTGGTGGTGGTTCATTTATTGATGCACTTGTTGCTGTAGCAGTAACACCGTCAGTCGATACTTGACCACCACTGTCACTAGCCATCACTTCAGAGAACACACGACCAAAGGCTTCTGTTGGACTTTCACCGCCGGGCAATGCCGCGGCAAAAGCGGCTCCAGTACCAGCACCGATGGCTTTTATGAATTTTAATGGACCGTCTACGAGTTTGTCAAACAAGCCGGTGAAAGAAAAACTATCTAATACCGCACTAAACTGATCGAAGCCAAGTTTTTCTGCGATCCAAGAAATGCCATTTTTAAGCAAATCGAGTGGCATTGTGATCAATCTTCCCAAGCCTTTAATAATGCCTTTTACGCCAGCTTTAAGATAGTCCATAAAACCAGCACCTTCTTCAAGTGCAGTAACCTCTCTGAAGATACCCAAGCCGACTTCGATAATTGCAGTAAGAGGAAGAAAGATTCGACCTATTGATCTAAAAACACCAAACAACTTACTAAACAACCCGTCCTTTCCACCAAATTGTTTGAAAAACTCGATGATTGGCTTTAGTCTTTCACTCTCTTTTAAGTTAGCACCGAACGCGCCTATCTTATCAGCAATACTAGTGAAAAAGCCACGAATACTTCCTACGAAAGCCTTAACTTTTTCTACGCCGATTTTAATTTTTTCAGCAAATTTACTTTCCTTAAAATTCTTAACCAACGTAGTAAATGTATTACCGATCATCTGGAAAAATTCCTGAATTTTAAGCGGCAATCTGTTTACAATTCCTCTTAAGATAGAACCTACTGTAGCGAAAGTTTTATTTAATGATGCAGATAAACCTTTTCTTAAATTTCGAAATAGCGATTTGATATTATCAAGATAGGCTGCCCATGATGCCGCAAGTGCAACGCCTAAGCCAGCAACTAATGTTTTAAAGCCAAACTTTAATCCCTCAGGCGCTCCTTCTGTGGGAGTTGTTGCTGGCGCCTCAGGCGGTACAGCAGGAACTGAAGGTTTCTGGCCTCTTAGTTCTGACATGAGTTCAAGCATGTCAAGCTTATCCGCCCGCAACATTTCAAAGAACTGAAGAAACCGATCATCGATTTCGTCCAATCGCATGTTTGTTTCTTGTTGTTCTTCTACTAAGTCTTTAAGCGTTATACTAGCCATTTTGTGCTTGCTCTCTTGCCTGTTTTTCTTCTTCTAATGCTTGAAGCAGTAGGATTATGTGTACTTCCCTCTCCCACGGCATCATCATTTCTATCTCAGTCAATGTGTATTTATGATGCCTTTGTAGCAAAAAGTTTGTTTTGAAAAAATTTGCTAAGTCATCGTGAGAGAGGCATATCAGAAAAAACTTTGGATTCCTCTTAGTTCTGTTGTATTGGTCTCACCACACTTCACGCAATCGTATACAACATCATGCTTGACTTGTGGCATCTTTAGCAAAAACTCACCAACTCTTTCGAACTGATCCTTTGTCATAGACTCCAGAAAAGCACGAACGTTCTCGGGTGTTTCATCTTCGATCTCGATCCGTTCATCACCGACCAAGACAGCCTTGATGCTATTTGCAAGTACGTTGAATCCCATCTCATCATCGTCAGCATTAATGTCTAAGTCTTTGTAGCCCGGATACTTCATTTCGACCGTGACTTTATCGTCAAGTTCGATGAATTTCTCAGAGCCTGATCCAACACACTCGATCTCTTCTAGATTGATCGTATGCTC